CGCAGCAGGTTCTCCTGAGGCAGTTCCATTTGAAGAGCAAATCGGAAATGAGAAGTCAAGCAAGATTGCTAAATTATTAGAAGTAGCAATGTGGCAAGGTGACACTGCAACTTCAAACACTAACCCAAATACTAACAAATTTGACGGATTCGTTAAGATTATCGGTGATGCAACTGCGGTTGACGGAAACACTACAAGTGCAACTGCTATCACTACTGCTAATATCGATGACTTGGTTGACGATATGTACGCTGCTATCCCTGCTGACATTGCAGATGCAGACGATTTAGTTTTATTCGTTGGTATCGACACTTTCAAGAAATACACTACTGCTTTAAGAGCATCTAACTTATTCCACTACGCTGCTGATAGCGAAGGAATGGAAATAATGATTCCTGCTACCAATGTTAAGATGGTAGGTGTTGGTGGTTTGAATGGCACTGACAAAATGTACTTGGGTAGATTGTCTAACTTCTTTGTAGGTACTGACCTTGCAAACGAAGAGGAAGAGTACAGATTCTGGTATTCTCAAGATAACGACGAGGTTCGCTTCAGAGTTACTTGCAAGTATGGTGTTCAAGTAGGATTCCCTGACCAGATTGTTGAGTTTATCCTTGCGTAAGTCTAACCCTTTAAAAGCATAAGATTATGGCTTGTAATTTAACACAGGGTTTTACTTTAGACTGTAAAGATTCAACTGGAGGCGTTAAGTCGATTTGGTTAATCGATTGGGCTTCAAGTGGATTTACAGTTGCATCAGGCGAGGTTACTGCTACCACAGTTGCATCAGGTGACGTATTCCAATATGAGTTACCAAAGCAGACTGGTAGTATGACAGTTACTACAAATGTTTCTACGGAAAATGGAACAGTATTCAACCAAGCGGACATCGTTTTGAGACTTCGCAAGTTGTCTACTTCTAAAAGAAACGAGTTGAAGTTATTAGCACAAAATAGAGTGTTCTGCATCGTTAAAGATAACACCGACAACTATTGGTTGTGTGGTTACGAACACGGTTGCGATGTGACTTCAATGACTGCTGAAACTGGTACTGCATTAGGTGACTTGGTAGGGTACAATATTACTCTATCTGCTATTGAGCAAGAAGCACCTTATTTAGTGCAAAGTGCGGTAGTTACTTCATTAGGCATCTGATTTGTTTTCATATTTCTTTCCAGGGGGCAGCCATTAGGTTGCCCTTTCTTTTTGCCAATTTTTTATAATTGCTATTTATAAGTAAATGCTCACTATAACTAAAGCAGAAACAAAGTATTGGTATCTGACATTAACGGAGAAGGTTACGATCGATAACCCAACCTTTTTGTTCAGCTTAACCAATAGAACAACCAATACCGAATACAACTTTATTTTAACCGATGTCAGTGCGTACACGGAAAGGTACAACAAGTTCCAATTTATAGAGGGTACTGATGCAGACCTTTATACTGGAGAGTATGAGTATAAGGTATACGCCCAAACAAGCGATAGCAACCTTGACCCAAGTTTAGCAGATGAGTTAGTTGAGCAAGGTATTTTGAAGTGTAACGATTCAACAAGTGTTACAACTTATACACCTTCATTAACCGAGAAGATTTACGGAGAATGAAAATACCATTAACCTTTAAAGAGTGGCAATCTGACCCTTCCAAAGCAATCTCTTATCTATTGTTATTTGTGGTATGTGCTTTATATTGGCGTTCAGAAACTCAAGCGAGGGAGATTAATAGCAGGTGCGAAAAACGATTACAACGATGTGAACAACAACTCCAACAGATGTCAAAAATGTTAAAGACACAAGATTCAATTTGTTCTGCTTTATCTTCTGAAATTCGTATCTACCGAGAATTAGGATATATCAAATGAAAATCGCAGTTAAATTATTCGCAGTTATAACGGTTGCTTTTGGTTTAAAAGAGGCGACAAAGCCTGAACAAAACATTGATTATTCTGAAGAAATGGCACACTCACAAAAGGTGATTGATTCCACTTTGGAGAATTTGCTATATATACATAGAGTGAATGATTCACTAATTGACAAATACTTTCCCTATGAAGAAGATAATGGAGATGTTCAAAGGAGTGCAAGGTGAGATATCCTCAAAGCGAGTGGTGGGTATAGTAGGTGCAATGGCGTTAATAGGTGCAATGCTCTATTACAACTCTGACAAGTTGGTAGAAGCCGTTGAGTGGGTGAGTATATTAGCACTTGGATTTAGTGCAGCTGAAAAATTTAAGCCGAATGGAAAATAACTTTATAAGAATAAATTTAGCGGAGAGCAAACTTCCGATATTCAAAGAAAACAAGTCAAAGGGCTTTGTTACCTTTGGAGAGGACAACCTTTACCCAATGGGGATAATTGAGTTGTTCAATAAGTCACCTAAACATAGTGCAATAGTAACTCAAAAAGCATCTTACATAGCAGGGGATAAAACAGAGATAATCGGACAAAACACAGAGGACATTGCTAAAGCCAATGACTACCTTTCAAGCATAAACGCTTATGAGGACTTTGAGAGTTTAAAACAGAAGATAGCACAAGACTTGGAGTTGTTTGACGGATTTGCACTTGAGATCATTTGGAATAAGGCTAAAACTTCAATCGCAGAGATTTACCATCTACCTTTTCAAAATGTAAGAATAGGTTTAGAGGGTGATTACGTTTATTGCGAGGATTGGTCAAATAGAAGGGCAGAGCATTATCGTTATCCTTGTTGGAATCCAACGACTCGTGAAAACAAGCAAGTGTACTATTTCAAGATGTACAGAGCAGGTCAGGAGATGTATCCTTTACCTTCTTATGTAGGTGCTTTGAAATACATCGAGATAGACACCGAGATTGCTAACTTTCATTTGAACTCTATTAAGTCAGGCTTTTCTGCTCAAACCCTCGTGCAGCTCTTCAAGGGCATCCCAAATGCACAAGAAGCGAGGAATACTATCAAGAGATTCAAGGATAACTTCACTGGCACTGACAATGCAGGTTCGGTGATAATTCAGTTTAACGACCCTAACGAAACACCATCACGAGTAGACAACCTTGCACCTTCTGACTTTGACAAGTTGTTTATGCAACTGAACGACACAGTGCAACAAGAGATATTCAGTGGTCATCGTGTTACTTCACCGATGTTGTTCGGTATTAGAGTTGAAGGTCAGTTAGGTGGACGTTCAGAATTAATTGAATCTTACGAGTCATTTCAAACTTCATATGTTGAGCCAAGACAATCACAACTTGATAGTGCTTTTAGTTCTATATTTAAATACATAGCACCAGTTAAGTTAAAAACAAAGAACAGACCACCAATTGGATTAGATTATGTGAACCTATTTGAAAAGGGCATTATCAGTGTGGATGAGGCACGTCTTGAGTTAGGAATGTCATCAAAGCAAGAGATGTCAAAACAAAATCCTTTCGGGTGGGATGACGATAGAGATGTTAAAGTCTTTGAACAATTTGGTGAGGAGAAAGATAAGTTTGAGGAAGTGAAGTTTGAGTTTGCATCTACATTAGGCATTGCCATTCTTCAGTGGTTAAACGCTAACACTGGAATGCAACTTGCTGATTTAATCAATGGTATTAAAGCTGACCCTCAAGTAATCACAGAGGAGGTTGCCAAGTTAATCTCTGACGGCTTGTTAAACGATGACCTAACCACAACTGAACAAGGCTCAAAGGAGTTAAAAGATAGTGGAGTTACAACTGAAATTGTTGTTAGATACGAGTACACCAAAGCACCTGGTATTAGTGGAAGTGAGGTTATCCCAACATCAAGAGACTTTTGCAGACGAGTAGTTGGTTTCAACAGACTTTACACAAGAGAAGATATAGAGCAAATGACATCTATTTTAGGTTATGATGTTTGGAGAAGAAGAGGAGGATGGATGACAGTCAAAGGGAGTTCACCTGCCGTTCACGTTCCTTATTGCAGACACTATTGGGCATCAAGATTAGTTAGAAGAAAATTATGAGCAACTTTGTATATTTAATAAGCACCACATACCTTAAGACCAATACTCCTTTAAACGAAAATCTCGACGATAAGTTGTTAAAGAGTGCTATCAAGGAAGCACAGGAGATATACATTAGAGATGTCATTGGAAGTGGTATCTATGATGAGTTGCAATCAGAAGCCTATAACGGCACTCTAACGGCTTTAAACACAACTTTGATAGATTCATACATTGCACCTTGTTTGAAGTACTACACACTCGTTGAATCGATGTTACCTTTGACGTTCAAGTTTATGAATAAAAGTGTTGCATCAAGGAATAGTGAGAATGCTACACCTATCACTACTGACGAGTTGACAATGATTGAGCAACGCTACAGAGACAAGGCAGAATATTACGCTGAACGTTTAAGAGATTATCTGAAAGAGAACCCAACGGACTATCCTAAATATTTAAATCCTGGTACTGGCTTTGATGTAATAAGACCAAAAAATACTGCTTTCTTTGGAGGTATGTATCTGCCCGGTACTGACGATGATTGTTTCTATAACTATGACTTCCCGGATGACTACGAAAAATAAATGGAGGCTAAAGAACGAAGCCAAACTAAAGGACTATGACTCTAAATCAAATAATCAAAACAATACAAACAAAAGCGGAGTCTCACAAAATGGTGGGAAAGTTCGCAGTAGGAGCTGATTTCGACTTTGCAGTAGACGAGGTCAAGTACTATCCGATTGTTTGGTTAGTTCCCAATGGCTTCACCTTTAACACCGATACTCGTTTAGTGAGTTATCAGTTTGCGTTAATGGTAATGGATAGAACATTCGAGAGTTCATCTAACACGATTGAGGTATTAAGTGACACGGCAGGTATAATTATAGACATTGTCACACTTCTTAAGAGAAACGTGACAGAAAACGACTTTGATATAAATGTAAATGGAACGGCAGAACCCTTTTATGACTCACACAATGATGTTGTTGCTGGGCATATTATTGACTTTACTATCGACACACCATACCTCGAGAGTTACTGCGACATACCAACCTGATACAACTCGTTTAATAATTATCCGTGAGATATATGCAGTTGACAAAGAGATTGATTCGATTAAAAGTGTTTATGCTGATTCTATTAGTAGCATTAGCACCACAGAAAGTCTTTTGTCAATACTCCGACAGTATGATCAGGGAAATAAACGAGAGGTTAATTGAATTACACGAGTGCAGACAAAAACTATCTTTATACAAAGTTTTAGCGGACAATGACGGCAAAACTATACATCGTCAAGATAGCATAATTCAAGAACTAATAATAGCCACTAATAACGAAAAAGTGGCTAAATATAGATATCAAACAATATCAGCTTTCGCAAGTGCATTACTTGTGTTGGCACTAATACTATGAAAACAAATGTACACATCTTCAGAAACAACTGGCAACCCAAAAAGGTATTATTGCTCTCCGACATACATTGGGACAATCCCAAGTGTGACCGTGAATTGCTTAAACGTCACCTTGACCAAGCCAAAGAAATCGGAGCGGACATTCTGCTTAATGGTGACACATTCTGCTTAATGCAGGGTGCTTATGACCCAAGAAAAAACAAATCAGATATAAGACCTGAACACAACAAGTCAAACTATTTAGATGCAGTAGTTAATGATGCAGTGCAATGGTTTAGTCCTTATGCTCACCTTATCAAGGTTGTAGGTTATGGTAACCATGAAACCAATATCTTAAAAAGACAAGAGACAGATGTAATTGAACGCTTTGTCTATGGGCTTAATTCAACCAATGACACACAAGTAGAAGTCGGTGGTTATGGTGGATGGATAGTATACGGCTTTCAAAGAGATAACGGACAAGGTCGCACACGCTTTAACATCAAATATTTTCACGGTTCAGGAGGTTCTGCTTATGCCTCAAAAGGTTCATTGAACTTTCATCGTATGTCAACCTTTATAGAGGGTGCAGATTTAATATGGATGGGTCACGTTCACGAAGATATGGAGATAACATATTCATCAGAGAGATTAAGTTCTAACAATAAAGTACACTTAAAAGATATACTAATGGTAAGAACGGCAACGTACAAGGAAGAGTACAACGATGGTAAAGGTGGATGGCACGTTGAGAGAGGGGCAAGTCCCAAGCCATTAGGTGGTCGTTGGTTAGAGTTGCATCCCGAAAGAATATATAAAGATGGCAACGAGTCATTAAACGTTAACGCTTTCACATATAAGACAAGATGAAGATATTTGTTCCATTTGTATTCACAGAGAACCAGGTAGATCCTATCTATAAACAAATAGGTTTAGAAACAAACGAGAGTGAAATTGAAGTAGTTGTAGACGGCTATCTTGACCTTGACAAGGTTGTTGGATGCAGTGAATTTTACGAGATGACTCACGTTTATATGTTAGGAAACCAAAATTTTTTAATAGATTTGCCGTTAGAAGAGTTTAGAAAACTATGGATATAGTAAACAATCCGCCTCATTATCAAGGAGAAGTTGAGGCAATAGATTCAATTAAAGCAAGTATGAGTTATGAAGCATTTAAAGGTTATTGTCAGGGCAATGCTCTTAAGTACGTTATTCGTTACAATCGCAAAAACGGAGTGGAAGACCTCCAAAAAGCACAATGGTATATCAATAGACTTATCAAAGAAATCGAAAAAAATGGGCAACATAAATCACTGTAATTTAGACTACATTCTCAAGTGGGAAGGTGGGTTATCAAAACACAAGTTAGATTCAGCTGCAATCAATTGCGTTCCTGATGGCAGTGGTTACCACACAAACAAAGGAATCACTTGGGAAGCGTGGAGAAGTGTACACGGAAATTCAGAAGAGTCAATCAAAAGGTTCTATGCAATGTCAGATGAAGATTGGTTGAGCATTTATCGTATCTATTGGGATGGAGTTAAATGTGACGAAATCAACTCCGATATTATTGCTGAATTTTGGGCAGACTTTGCGTGGGGTTCAGGTGTAGGTGGTGCATCACGTCAGTTGCAGTATTATTTGCGTTCTGAAGGATTTTTGTTAACAGTTGATGGTATCATAGGTAAAAAGACTTTGAGTGCCTTAAATGGGCTTATAGAGTCTAAAGGAGAGCAATACGTTTTTGATGGTTGCTATATCCACCGAGTGCAATTTTTAAAAGGTCTAAAATCATTTGCTACTTTTGGACGTGGATGGTTGAATAGACTTGAGGATTTTTACGATTACGCTGAAAAGGTTTTGAATGGATAAAAGAATTGAGCAGTTAGGTGAGGACTTTAAAAACTTCAATCCGATTGAGGATGATGGGTTATTACGAGTAATTCAAAATTATGGCAACCAACTTGCTCAACAAATGCGTATTAATTTACGCAAAAACAAAACAAACGCATCAAGCACTTTAGATGGAAGTATCTCACCGATAGTTAAGCCAAAGCAAGGAGGCTTTAATTTAAGTGTTGAGATGGAAGATTATTGGCAGTATGTTGAGAACGGAAGGTCAGCAGGTAAGATGCCACCGATTAAAAATATCTATCAGTGGATACAAGAAAAAAGGTCAATGCAAGACAAGATTAAAAATGCTAAAGACCGAATATCTGCAACAAAATCACTTGCATACGTTATCGCTCGTAAGATTGCAAAGAAAGGTACACGTCCTCAACCTTTCGTACAACCAGGACTCAATGAAGTTTCCGTAGATATACTCGTTCAGAGAATAGAAAAGTGGGTGATTGACTCACTTGAAAAATAATTTTTTTTACATTATTTAAGAAACATTTGTTTTTATATCGCAAATTTATTTTATATTTGTGGTATGGAAATAGAAAACATTATCAAACGAATCAAGCTGAACAGAAAGCACGGCTTGGTAAAAAAGGTATCGGAGGCAACTGGCATTAGCCAACCTACGGTTAGAAAGTATTTAAAAGGCGAGGGCATCGTTTCAGAGAAGGCACTCGTTGTTTTACGTCACGCATTAAAGGAGGTAGAAGATGCAGGTTGATGCTTTTATCTATGTAGATGTAGATGAGTTAATAGTTGAGTTCCCTTACTGCACTATGGTGTTTGACTTACATTCAGTTGAGCGTAAAGCATATCAGTTATTCGGTGACGATTATGAGGATGCAGTTATTAAGGTGGACAACACATCAGTTGTTTCCTTTACTTATTTACACGATGACGCAAGGTACGACATTATCAATGACCTTATCTACTACTATGGAGAAAGACCAGAACAGATTATTATCAATTCAGAAAACAATACTAAAACAATATACAAATGAAAACATCAGAGAAATTCACCAATTTAACCAAAGCCTTATTTGAGTTTCAAGGCAAGGTTAGTAGCGTAAAGAAGAACGCTAAAAACGACCATTTCAAGAAGAAGTATGCAGACCTTACATCTATCCTTGATACCATTAACCCTATCCTTCAAGAGTGTGGTTTATTGGTTACCCAACATCCTAACGATGACGTATTGGTTACCACAGTTTATCACGCTGAATCAGGCGAGTGGATGCAGAGTGAACAAGTACTTCGTATGAAGGATTTAAACAACCCACAACAACAAGGTAGTGCTATCACCTATGCAAGACGTTATGCCCTTGCAAGTAT